AGAAGGAGAGTGAAAACTTGAAGCAGTTGAGTGAAAAATCGGAGAAGGAGAGTGAAAACTTGAAGCAGTTGAGTGAAAAATCGGAGAAGGAGAGTGAAAACTTGAAGCAGTTGAGTGAAAAATCAGAGAAGGAGTGTGAAACTATGAATTTGAACGAAGGTGGTAGAAGAATGAGTGTTGATGGTGACGCCCCATTGTGAAAGGAAACGTCGACTATAACTTACAATTCACAAATGAATTATGTAGACATAATTGATGAACTCCTTCGACTAATGTCTTACGCAGTTAATCCAAAAACGTAGGTGAAGCGAAGCGTACAGATGTTTGCATCATTGTATAATTATATTTGAATAAATATATGTCTATAATCACATATTTATTATATTATGAAATGAAAATAATATATTTGTAAGTCCGGAGAATCTTAGGCAGTATACTACGACCAAACATGTAGCATAGTCGAACGCAAAGTTACATACCAATGATAGTAGTGTTTTGAATCGAACTCCTTCGACTACCGTATTCGAAATTCAATACGAAAATGCGGTTGGTCCAAAGACAATTTTTTACACATAACAAACATTTTTGTATCGATTTATTTTATCAATGTAGGCACCCATCTCATCTCCTCTACATACGAATAAATCGTCGGTATCCAAGCGAGTATTGCGACAATTCGCAAGTTTTTCTTTAAATAACGGGTGATCAATGTCTAATACAAACACCCGATTCATAGACTGCCCTGGCGTATATTTCGGCAAATTTCGAACATATTTTTGGGTAGCCACCTTCTTTTCTTTATTTGTATCACTATAATGTGAGGTCGACGCAAAATTGATCGAATTATCCTTGTTGTATACCATAGTGACTTCTGTATTTATTTTGTGGCGTCCATTTGATAATTCTAAACACGCGAAGCTTTCAACCATATCTGTGGAACATATAATAATTTCTCCATCTTCGTCGAATAAGTCAGTTGGTCGAATTTGTTTTAATAATGAAGCTTTCATTGTTCGCAAATGACATGAACGCCAGCTATCAGACCGGTAATTACATTTTTCTATTACACCTGGCGAAAAATCCCCGGGCATATTGAACGGTGTAATCTTACCTTTAAAATACATCTCAAATTTACCATACGTCATGTCTACGTCATAATATAGCATAAATTTGTTCAAATACGACAAAACATATTTACTTGATAACCAATCGTCTCCGTCCAACATAATGCATATTTCGTCGTCTTCGCACATGTTATATGCACGATATCGGTTGAATGCTTGGCCATATTTTTTAGTGTTATTTAAATATGTTATTTTGTTGGAGTAATCGGAGGTTAACGCCAGAAATTTATTATGTGTCGAATCTGTTGAGAAATCGTTTATATAAATCATACGCCAATTCTTATATGTCTGGTCAAACATGGACCGCAAATTTCGCGAAATCCATTCTTCGTTATTGTAACTAGGCACAATAAAAACAAATCGTTTCTTTGGTGTAAGTAGTGGATGATAATTATCCAATTGTATTGACCGATCTTTATAAAAAGACTCTTTGTCTTTGCGGTCTCCGTTGATGGCTTCTTCGTCGAATACATCTGGAATAATTAAATGTTCTCCGGTCGGAATTGCCCCCGTTAATGTTCCGTCTCGAAACAGAACATTATATCCATAATCAATTGTGCAATTGTTTTTAATAAACCAATCAATTCCAATTTCAATTATTTTACGTCGAAATTTTGACGAACAAATGTATCCGTATGTTCCATACAATGTATGCAATTCATCGGTTTTTGGAATTTTCTCAATAATTTTTGTATTATCATTCACAATCATGGTATTTATTACCGGGATGTGGCTATTGTACCCCAAATATACCATGTCTGTCTCATGCATAATTAGTCGTAACGGTCTTAACATATATTTAAATGCTTTGTGAAACTGTGCATCGTCTTCACATATAATTACATAATCTTGCGCATCCTTTTCGATTTGTTTAAATAATTCAATTGTCGATTGTATCAAACCGACTGCTCCGATCGATTTAATCACTTTAACCTCGGTTGAACACTTGTAAAACATAGGCACAGTTCGTATTGTTTTTTGTGCAAAGGCTGTTTCGTAATATTCATATTTCTGTTTAACAATCGGAGTGTTCTTATTACATGCCTTAAAAAACGTGTAATCTGTATACCCAATGTGTTTTAATTGATTTATCATATCTATTTTTTTATCAAATCGTTCTTGTAAATTAATGATATACATGGGGAGTTTTATCTTTTCCAATTCAGCCAATCTTTGCTTTTCCAATTCAGCCAATCTTTGCTTTTCCAATTCAGCCAATCTTTGCTTTTCCAATTCAGCCAATCTTTGCTTTTCCAATTCAGCCAATCTTTGCTTTTCCAATTCAGCCAATCTTTGCTTTTCCAATTCAGCCAGTCTCTGCTTCTCTAGGTCAGCCAATCTTTGCTTTTCCAGGTCAGCTAATCTCTGCTTATCCAATTCGGCGAGCTTTTTCTCAGATTCAATCTCAGCAAGTGGCTTTTTCCCCATGCGTCCCTCGATCTTACCATGATTTACCCAATGAATAAATGCGGTATATTGATTTTTTACATCGGCCTTATCTAAATCTTCATAATTATTCAGATAATATTTCCAATCCAAATTAACATTCAGATCATCACTTAATATTTTCACCCATTGTTTATTATATTTATCTTTATTGAATATTTGAACATCTATAATTATATCAATTTTCACCAACGTGGTCGTTTTATTTTTCAATCCAGTTATTGGAGTAACACGTCGATTGTCGTGACGTCCAATTGTGCACCAATGCATATATGCATCAAACTCTGTAATAACTCCGACGGAGTTTAAATCATCATTTATGGATAAGTAAGATTCCCATTCAAATCCGATATACGCATTCTGCGAACCAATAATGCCTGCGCATCTACCCTCATTTTTACCAGACTGTGTCCAGTGTTTATATGCTTCTATTTCGGTATCAATTCCCGCCGATTTTAAATCTGGATACATGGCGAGATATTTTTTAAAATCAAACTCGTTTGCGTATAAATATGTGATTTCGATTGAATCTTGAATCAATGATAGTATACTCGATTGATCGTCGCGTCTGCGAGGAATCGTTTCGTATAGAAATTGGATCGTATCTTTATAATTAAATCCATTTTCAAGTTTACGGTCATGATTATATTGTTTGATTTCCATTTAATATAATGTATCCCGATTATAATAAGCATTTAGAAATTTATTTCAGTATATATTATATAATATGTCTGTTACTAAATATATGGATCAATGGAGCGATGGATTATTTATATTTATATTAATGTTTTCGCTATTTTTATTTTTATTTAATATGCAATTAATGGCGGATACAATAACGGAAGGTCTAATATCCAAATAAAATCATTCGTTTGGAGCGATCCGTAGGCGATTCTCGAAGGAGTTTGGGGGAAACATAGTAGAGCGAACCGAAGTTTTAGTTCGTGGTGATAATGAACAAGTTATTTTATATACATAATATAACTTGAAATAGTGATGCCGTCCGAATCAGCACCGGCTCCCGCGCCATCCGATAGATATAATGTATATGATCAGTTAGATAGCCATTTTATAAACTATGCCGAATTATACAAAACGCCAAAGGATTTATCCAGACCTACGCCCGAACTGATACGTGATTATGCGAGCGCACTTGTAACTGGAACGGATAATTCACGGGTTTATCCGGATTCGCCTAATTTAGTAGGGAATCGATATTTTTTAAATACTGGAACACAATGTGCGAATAAAGATAACTTGTCTGATCTGCATCCAAGATCCATATTAGTAGATAATGTATTATCTTCGACCATGAATATTGCTGTCGATAACAATAAGGGCTTGATGTATTCTCTATTAGCGTCTATTAAAAATTTAAATAGTGATGAAATGTTTAATGATATGGATAAAAACCAACCAACCGTTGGCCAAAAATATTCTCCCACTGGTTATTTAAGCAATATTATGAATGCGTCTGTTCCGCTGTGTTCAAAGGTAGGTGTTTACAGTAACGATAACGATCAGTCAGATAATGTGATATACGGCTGGGTAACCGAAAACGACCGTAAAACAATCGATCCGATATCAGTGAAAGAGGGATTCAGTAATAAAGAGGGGTGGGTTGACGCCGGTGACTATGTTGGAGGCGCGGCGAATTTAAATGAATTTGCAGATGGCGCGAATAAACTAAAGGTCGCGGCTGATCAGCAAACTGTCGCTATGGAATCACAAATGAACAAGACGATGAATGATGCACAGGTTTCTGCCGAGCAGGTCGCGAAAAAAGGTCGTGATGCGGCTGCGGCTCAAAAGACTGCAAATTTTTCAGCAAATAAATCCCGTGTTGCGAAAGGGCAATCGAGTGGTAAAAAACTTGCTCAAGAGTCTCGAAACGCAGGTTTGCTACCTGCACTTCGCCAGCAGACCTTGGAGTATCTAAACGCCAATACCGACAAATCAACAATTGAACTATTCAATACATTGATTAATATCACGTATATGTGTGGTGAAACAAATACGAAAATACGCGTTTCGGATAAGTGCATAATGGGGATATATGATACAAAGCCAATAGCAGACGTGCCGAGTGAAGATTCGCGACGTAGTGATTTATGTAAAGGCACCGTTATCCCTCCGAACATATCTATAAAGAAGCTATTTGAATCAATTGCCGATTTACTGCGGACAAAACGTAACGATACAACTACCACATTTGATATTACAAAGGATTTACAAGGCTATCGTTTTCCATCGAATGAAATATGCATAATCGAAAAATACCCAATATATCTGCAAATTATGGGTCAAAATTCGTCAGTTGTGAATCGCTATGGATATCGAAACAAAAACATTCCATCTGCTGATTATCCGAAATTAATATCTGTTTTGAATGGCGCTTCATCGAATGATGAGAATTCATATCGGTATTTAATCGCACGGACAATTATTCAACTCACATATGTAAATACTTACGGTACTTGCCCGAATCCTGCTCTTGCGCCCAAAATACCTCCCCCGCCTCCTCCTGCCCCGGCTCCGGTTACTACACAGGCACAATCGCAGGTTAATGGAGCCACTACTAAAACGAGTGGGGAAATTGCCGCCGAAAACGATAAGCGGAAACAAAATTCACAGGCGGCCGCATCACTATTGCGTTCACTGACTGGAGGCGAAGGTTTCACCACTTATGTTACTGATGCTAACATAGTGCCGTCATTTTCTGACGTGGCTACATGGTTTTATTTGATATCATTGTTGTTCATCGCACTTTATATGTTCTATAAATTCGCAGATCGTTTGATTGAATTTGAAATGAAACTTTTGTAAAAATATATATCATCAAAACTATAACATATAGGTTTGATGTGAAGCGCTATCCGAAGTTTTCGGAGTTTATATATTGTATCTCTTGTAGATTTCGAGTGCGACTAGAGCACCCAACACTTGCATTACACATAGTGGTATAATTTCACTAGGTGGGATCTTACCGGCAGCAGCCATCATGATGGTAATCGCGGGATTTACAGCAACCGCACTGAAGCGGAAGCTCAACAAAATAACAAACGTAAGAGCGGCACCAATAGCCAACGGGTTACCCGTAGCCAATACTACATAGGCGAAAAATAATGTGGAAAGAAACTCGGCTAAATACGCATACATTGTACTGAATCGATATAAATTATACTACGAAATAATCATTCACATTAATCGTAAAATGTTGGCGGGTTGGTATACTTGTGCGTAACTTTTGCAGGGACTCTTGACCCTCCTGAGCGCGTCCGATGCAATGCATCGCGCTGTGTATTTTGATCAGTCTTTGTAGTAAACGACAACTTCTGCGTATCACTATATAATGGCTGGGCGTTGAGAGAACCGTTCGCAATATATTGAATGCGCTTCTTAGCAATCACATTCGATGCATCTCTATTTCCACCCACCCATTTGTTCTCGGGCGATGAACCCTGCTCGACCGCCCCCCTTCGTGCAAAAGCCATACGATTCAATGCGAATGAAGAAGTCCCGTCGGACGTAATATCTTTCATAGGCATGGCCCGTTCTCCTCCAAGAACTGCGTTGTTTATCGGTTGAAGTATTGGTCTCATTGATATCATATTTATATGTTATACATTATATCAACAAATAAGTATTTCTAGCGAAATGGAGTTCGCGCCTAAAAGTGTCTCATGCGCGACACATACGATCCGTTCGACTGATCGCCGCCGTTCTTCAAATCGTTGTAGTTGCGATTCATCGCCTGTTGACGCCTAAATGTTATGTAGTCAGATGAATCGTATACATATTTAACGTTTCCAGACGCACCTGGGACTCCAGAATCGTCACAATTATTTACCATAGAACCGAGGTAAATTTTACTACCCGCCCATCCTATGGAACATGTGCTCATTCCGGTTGGTCCGCCACATTTGTAATTCGTGCGTGCGAGAAAATCACCCGAATTGTTAACAGCGCGAAAGGGCGTAATTACGCGAGATTTGCCGTTATAGGTGCCCGATGCAAAAGCCGTATTCCATCCATTGCGTAATATACTACGAACGGCGGTTTGAGCACCATCCTTATAGTTCAACGTTGTTTGTTTTGGGGAATATCCCTGATATGGTCCTCCGCCGAGTGTAGTCATTTATATACTAGTCGCATACTTTAATAGAGGAAGCCGAAGTTTTTCAGAGTGAACTCCGTTGGCTATAATTGAAGGAGTCCGTCGTCTAAATATATCAGTTATCTGTATATAAGTATTTATGGAAGTCGATTTAGAGACTCTATTGAAAACAAATCATCTTACGTCGTATAACTCTGATTGTATTCGAAAAAAATCAAATTGGAGTAAGTCGGGTTCTATATATAAATTTGATTCCGATACTTTTGACCCTGAAATGCTACTAAACGATATGTCCGAACGCTCTCCCAAATTAGATGCGCTACTTTCGAACATAACCAAATTAGACGAAGCAGACATGCAGCGCGACGGCAAACAATATAAGCATTTTATATTTTGCGACGTAAAGTCGGGCACTCAGGGCGCGCGGATGCTGGCGTCGGCATTTATTGCGAGCGGGTTTCATCTAGGGTATAGTGCTCAGAAAAAGGGGGAGGCAAAGCCATCATCCGAAATTCAAGAGGAGTCTTCACCAAACGATAAGGCAAAGCCAACCTCAACGTTCAAAAAGGTGCGCGAGGATACACCAAGACCTTCATCCGATTTGCCGCCGAATGCAGATTTTCCCGAATTTGAACCAATGGAAGGGGTATTGGAGAATGAAGAAGAGGACGAAGATTCGGAGGAAGAGGGGAGCGATGAAGACATTCAAACGAATAAAACAATTGGTGGGTCCGATTCTCCTAAATCACCCAGTACCAAAAAAAAGGGGGCAAAATCGCGGTTTCAGAAATTGGAAATGTACGACACGACTCATTTAAAACGAACGCAAGGGAAGAATTTCTATCTGTTGTCTTCTGTCAATGTATACGATCAACCAATCAATGTTAAATTGAAAAAGCAAATGTTATCGAATTTCAATCAACGTCCGTCAAATATACACGGCAAGGAGGTGCGGTTTATAATTATGGATAGTGGGTTTAAAGAGGGTATTGATCTGTTTGATATCAAGTATATTCACATTTTCGAACCAAGTGTAAATACGGCTGACCAAAAACAGGTTATCGGTAGAGGAACACGCACATGCGGACAAAGGGGGTTAATGTTTCACCCAACACAGGGTTGGCCGTTACATGTATTTGTGTATGATATGACTATTCCGGAGACAATTCAACCAGGATTTATGGATTCGGAATCTACGTTTGATTTATATTTGAAATCGATGAATGTTGATATTCGGCTCGCTCGATTCGCGGCGGATATCGAAGAGACGTCTATATACGGGTCGGTTGATTATGAATTGAACCGAGAAGTTCATACATTTAATATACCTGATGTCCAAGATGGAGGGGCGCCCAAACGGTCTCGTCCAAAACTCATTGTTGACGATGTTCCTCCGATAGTTGTTGATCCGACAGGATCGTCTATGCAAATTCGTCTACCTTCAGGCCAGACCATAAGTGGGATGGAATCTAAACCAATGGGTTTTAAATTGACGCGCGATTATGTTCAGAAGTTTTTTTCGGACTGTAAGTGGACGGATGTTAAAATGGAGAATTTATGCGAGGACATTAAACAAGGCGGTGCGGTGCAAATTGAATATACACCCACTCAGCGATTTATAAAACAATATTTCACACCTCAATGTCCGGTGAAGGGTATGTTATTATGGCACAGCACTGGAACGGGAAAAACGTGTTCTGCAATTGCTGCCGCCACATCAAACTTTGACCCACAAGGCTACACAATATTGTGGGTAACTCGAACAACATTGAAGAACGACATTTGGAAAAATATGTTTGATCAAATCTGCAACGAGCAGATACGCACAATGGTCTCGGATGGTATTACATTACCAGAAGATCATGCAAAACGAATGCGTATGTTGTCCAAGGCTTGGCGAATACGCCCCATTTCATATAAACAGTTCAGTAATTTGGTCTCGAAGGAGAACAATTATTACAAACAGTTGGTATCGATCAACGGGGAGTCAGACCCACTTCGTAAAACGCTGTTAATCATCGACGAGGCGCACAAATTATACGGTGGCGGCGACTTATCATCATTGGAACGTCCCGATATGAATGCGCTGCATGGTGCATTGATGAACTCATACGCCGTGTCTGGAAGAGAGTCTGTTCGCGTATTATTAATGACTGCTACTCCCATTACGGAAAATCCGATGGAAATGATAAAATTGGTAAATTTGTGTAAACCGATGGATGATCAAATACCGGCCCAATTTCCCGTGTTTTCTACCGAATATTTAAACGAAGAGGGTGGATTTACACCAGACGGTCGCCGCGATTACTTGGATAAGATCGCCGGGCATATAAGTTATTTGAACCGTGAACGCGATGCGCGCCAATTTGCACAGCCAAAATTAAAGAAAATAATGGTTCCTTTGGTGAAAAATATCCAAGAGATTTCGGCTATGGATAAGCGATTTGTAAGATCAATTATGGACAAGGATGTCCAAGAATTGAAGGGACGAATTGAATCCGAAAATGCGAAAATTGAGTCGGATATGAAAGACCTCGACTCGACGCGTTTTTACGCGTTGCGAGATATTTGCGATGAATATGATGGGGTTGTGAAAAAGGGGTGTTTAAAGATAGCGAATTCTAAAATACGTGCGCTAGTAAAGGAAGCTCGTGCACAGACGAAAGATATTAAACAAACTGTAAAATCGATTCGTGAAGAAATGAAAAATAAGAAACTATATCGCAGGGAAGCATTGAAGGAAATGAGAGATAGGTTGAAAGAATCACCCGAGGAATTAGCAAAATTTCAAAAGGGAATGTATTATACATTAAAATATGAATGTGGTAAAAACGTGGTTGCTACCCCCCAATTAGACGTATTAAGCCAAATGCATCCAAGAGTGGCTCAATTGCGTAAAGAGCTGGACGGATATGATGCGCGTATTAAAGAGTTGGATGACGGGTTAACCTTATTTGCGGATGCACATAAAAAGAAAATGAAGGACTTTCGCAAAATATTGCGTTCGTATTATTTGTCGGATTTGGAACGCTCGGTAGTCAAATCTACAATAAAAGATGCACAGAAACAATTTCGCAAAACAAAAAAGGATCGATTAAAACTGGTTGCATCCGACAAAAAGGACATAGGTCGAACGCAAAAGGATGTGAGAAAACAATTGCGCAAGACGATGCGGTCATTGAAAAATGATGTAAAATTGGTCGCAAAAGAGCAGAAGAGTCAAGACAAGGAGATCAGCCGCGCGGAAAAACAATTGCGCAAAACGCTGCGTAAACAGGGGGAATTGCGCGAGGAATTTCAAGACGGTGTGATGAAAAATTTGATGAATAAATATACATTGGAAGTGAATGATGATCTAGCAACTCAAATTGAGATGTTGAAAAAAATGGCCGAGGAGAAAGCCGCTAAGAAAAAGGAAAAAGCGGACGAGAAAGCAGCTAAGAAAAAGGAAAAAGCGGATGCGAATGCGACTAGGAAACTGGAAAAAGAACATGCGAAAACCGCTAAGAAACAGGAAAAGGACGCGGCAAAGGCGGTGCGCAAGGAACAAAGGGATACAGAGAAGCGAGATCGTTCCGAAAAGAGGAACAATGAACGAATTGCGAAAAAGGGTATTCGTCTGACTAAAAAAATTCGCATTAGTAAAAAAGCAAAAATATAATATGGTTGTAATGTAAATGAATTCTGATGAAATATCAACTTCGCCACCATGTGATAATAAATTTGTGGACGAATTAACCATGAAACTGCTTTCGAATAAAACGAATTATGCGAAATATTTAGCCATGACCGATAGTCGTAAGCACGAAGAACGACAACAATTCATACAAGATTGTCGCGCATATAAAGATGATATGATTGATATGACTCGACGGATGTGTAAAAATGAGGATGTTGAATATAGTTCAGACGTAACGGATGCATTTGATGAATATGCACGAACTCTCATACGTTATATTGAAGTAAAACGTCGGTCCGATGAGTTGCAGCGAGAGTATGATCAAACTGCGAATACGTCTATAGACGACGAAGAAGATACGATGTTCCCTGCGAGCATCGACGAGGTAAAGACCAAACCAAAATATACGGGAAGTCGGTCAACGCTTGATTTTTTTATTCGCAAATAAACTTCGGTTCGCCCCAAAAAATGAGTGGTTCATATAATATAATGATTCTATATATTATATGAAAATGGGTAATAAAGGCGGTAAAACCCGCAAAATGCGAAAAAGAAAATCGCATATATCTCGAACATCTACGTCAAAATATCATGCCGATGAAAAAGATGTGGATTCTAGCACCGAAGGTGCGGATTTGATTGTTCGGAATTTTAAATCCATGAATTGTAATCCGGTGGTCGACGATAAAACGGCGGTTAAGGGTTCGTGTTATACTGAGGATGCGTTGAATGAGATAAAGGATGCATATAACGATAGTCACGAGCGAGAAATACACATTACTGCGACAGATCCCAAATATATTTGGTTAGAGTTGCGAAAGCGCTTAACAGATTGTAAGGCAGAAGATTGTTGGTTAAGTTTGATAAAAAATCCGGATACGCGCCGAAAACTAGACAACATTATGTTTGCACCCGATCAACCGAACGAATGGAATCAAGATCCCATCGCATGGTTGTCTAATTATGATATAGCAGCCGTGCTGCGACAATATGAAAAGTCTCATACGCATTTTAAATTATTAGGGCCGACCGCGATTGATTATGATACGCGATTAGGAGATGGAAAATGTGTATGGAACGATTTGTGTAAATTATCATTATCTGAATTAATGGCCGATGGAAAACGAAAATTGGGCGTCGTGTTTAATTTAGATAAACATTATCAGTCTGGGTCTCACTGGGTTTCAATGTTTGTCGATTTAGACCGACATGTTATATTTTATTATGATAGTGCAGTAAATCCTGTTCCAAGAGAGGTATCTAGATTAAAAAATGAGATTATTCGTCAAGGCAAGGCATTGGACACGCCCATTCGTTTTAACTATATACAAAATGATTATTCACACCAGACCACAAATACGGAATGTGGTATGTATTGTCTATTTTTTATCATTACGTGGTTGACGGAAGAAATAGACCGACGCGTCGCAAGTAAACATGCATCAAAAATTACTGGTGGTAAAACAAAACGGTTGACCATTGATGATTTAATTAAACTCTTCACACAACCCGGAATTAACGACAATATGATGATTGAATATAGACGAATATTTTTCAACAAAAAATAACTATGGTTTGTAGCATTTTGGAGGGAAACGTAGGCGTCAGCCGAAGTTCCCGCGTGAAGGATTTTCTATTGATAGTATAAGAGTATGAAATCATCAAATAAACATAATAAAACAAAGAATAAGCGTAATCTAACGTCTTCTAAAAAAGGTAGCACCCGATCTAAGAAAAATGCTACCTGGAAATATTTTGGAGGGAAGCGAAGGGTTGAAAAAGTATATATCACATTTGGTAAGAATCATACAAATCCTGATATATCCAGCGATATACTCGTAGTAAAAGGCCCGGCCTCTAATAATGCGGAGGAGAGCCGCATGGGTTATTTGGTCAATTTCGTAGCATCGACCGCGAACGATTTTGAAGAAGAATTAGCGCAAATATTAAAGGGTTTACCGGATGTTGATATAAAGCGCAAAAAGTATGAGATGATATTTTACGACAACGATGCACCCATGTTGCAGGGGTCGGAGACACCATTATCTGCTAATTGTAAATCAAAGCCCGTGGTTAAGAAGGCGCCGATTAACAAATAGTCGACGGAGTTCGTCCAATCATTTATATTATTGTATCTGAATAACTCAGATACAATGACCCTATTCATATTGCCGGAAAATCAAAAATTAATTTGGGATACGATGAACAAGGCCCCACTATTTGCCGATTTTGTCGCACATTCAAACGAAAACAAAGATGTTTGGTTTCGGGATATAATTCATCAAATGTATGAAAAACACCGGGATAAGACCTTAACTATTCCAGAATTGCGTCAATTAAATAAAGAAACTATTTCGCAGATGTTAAGTTCATTAAAAACGCGCACCCAGCCGTTAAATGTAACACCACGCCCCGAAGCGTATCGATTTAAATCGATTGATGCTAGTCGAACTGGGTCTGCATCCACATATGAATCAGCTAATCTAGCAGATTCATCCGTTGGATTTCCCATAAACGATAATAAAACTGCTACTCGCAATTACATGTTAGACCAAAAACATGAGGTATTAAACAATCAATTTCTTACTCGGCAAAAAGAGTTCGACGATATGATACAGCGCAAACCGGCCAAGGAGATTGATTTTCGTGAACAAACCGACACAGACCGTCCCATTGAAAATATGGATGAACTTTTGAAAAAGCATATTCGTGCGCGTGAATATGATATTGAAATGACGCCGCCACCGACAGGTGTTATCGAAAACGCCGGTGAAGCGAAGCGAAAAAGTTTAGATGGTTCCGAACCGCAGGATGTTTCGAATAACTCTTCAACTTCCGTCCAAAAGAGTGTGAAATGGGCGGTAGATCTTGAGTCAACATCTCCTCGGCCAACGCACATAGAATATGATATATTCCAAGAGTTTGTGAAAAAAACAACGCAAGAGTTATATGCATTGCGTGCAGAAATCGAGCAATTGAAGGCCCGGATTGGCGATGGAAACCGTGCGAACGCCATAGTCGATCAGAGTTCCGATACGCTGGCCCCCAATAATTTATTAGCCAGAATGCGAAAAACGGTCAATAAAAATAGATCCGATACTGGATCTATATCCATTGCGCAACTTGGGCGATTAGAAGATATATCCGACACATTCCAATAATGTATAAAATTCATATGTGACATCCGTAGTAGTTTTATGCAGATGAATATGCACTGATGATATTTAAAATGTTATCATCTTCATCGGGTAGCTCAAGCGCTCTTACACGACCGTTTCGTCGAATCAGTGGTGGGGGGCGGAGCGATGGATTTTCGGGCATGAATTCCAACGGGATACTGTCTGGCTCAGTATTTGTTAGCGCCCGCATCACATTTAATCTGCCCGGTGTAGAATATGCACTTGTCGGTGCACGTTGTAATACAGGAGGTCGCATTGGTGTAGTTGGGTCAATCTGCATATCAGAGACAGTGTTATATGTGGTTTGTCTCCCCTGCGAATCTTCGCGCGCAGCTGCAAACTTAACCGCTCCATTCGGATTCTCAATCGTCTTGATTAATACGTTGAGATCATCATATAGGCCATTTAATAGTGCATCATCCTTCAAATCGTGCTGTTCAATAAAATCCAGAATATACTTTCGCAATGCATTCGAACGTTTACGCAAATTCTTGCGCTGAGCGTATCGTTCAGCTTCCATCCGGTCATTATCAATCATATTCTCTGCATATATATCGTCGGACGCACGGTTTAATGCGATTCTTGTTTCCGACATCAGCGATTGAACACCTAATCGTAGATATTGACTCATGACGAAATGAGGTTCGTCGACACATTCTGATATACAGGTGACCAGAGGGGGCATGTCGGTTATCTCTAATTCAACATGCGAACCGTCGCGCGAATTGGTTGCGAATATCGTGGCTACGCATGTATCTGGAGTAGATGATATAATATGATACTGTTTTTTTGATTCCGACGATAGCATTCCTAATGCGAGTTCGTCTACAAATTTCCCGGTAATATAGTCAAATATTTGACCATTCGTCATTCGAATAACAGCATTATCCAATACGGGGTGTGTTTCATTGTATACGATTTCACCATAGACATTCCCAGCATGTTCTAATTGGCTAACAAACCAATTCGACGTGAGTGGATTTCGATGTCCAAGAGCATACATGATGCTGGAATTATGGTCATCGCCGAGAGCGATAAAGTTCGCCGACACACCTGATGGTATCAGTGCAGCAAGCGACTGAGGGTTATGTTCGCCAGTGGTGGTATCTCCGTCCGTCAACAGCACAATCATACGGCGATTGTCTGGTAGGGTATCTACCGTTTCTCGGACATGATCGGCTACGGTATTTAAAGCCAATTCAATATTCGTCAAATTCTGGGGGTGCATTTTAGAAATTTTAGCAATCAATTCGTTTACATTTTCGGGCGTTACCTTGGTAAGTTCAATATACCGATGAATCGCGTCATCGAACCCGACAACGCGAATATATACATTCGCAGCCTTTTCTGCGAAATAGTGCACCATGTTGGTAAGAGTATGGATTATCAATTGCATCTTGGTTCGACCATCGCGGGTCTTATCAGACATCGACCCTGAGACATCTACCATAAAGTCGAACAGTTGTGGGCAAGTGTTCATTTCCATGTTTGTTACATTAAAACTCAACGCGCCGTATGTTGCGGGAGTATCCGATGAAACAAACAACTCGTGACCAGACGGTATGTTATCCGGCAAATTGGTCGCAAACTGAATCCACCCCTTTTGAATAAGATCGTTGTTAAAGTTAGACATTGTTAAAGTTCAAATAGTTGATATATATTTTTCGTGTATATCAAGTTCAATTTTATGAATTTGATATAAGTTTTTCATTCAATTATCTCCTATGTTTTTCGTTGTGATCGATTTTTCCGTCGCGTATTTGTAAAAATGATGCTAATACTGCCTTGTTTTTATCAACATATTGCTCAGACTGCAATTTGGCCCTGTATTCTTTTTTCATTAATTGTTCGCGCATAACTCGCTCTTGCTCATGGAGCATGTTTGTAGCCTTTTCCTTTTCGAGTGGGTCATATGAGTGTTGGCTTCGCGCTCTGTTAAATTCGTCTACCGATTTGTATGTTTGGACTTGTGCAAAATCTTGTTCACTTACAGCAAATACGGTTTGATCTCGGTGGACTTTTCGTAAATCGTCGTATTTTAATTTAGTGAAAGGGTCGCACGATACATATTGGTCGGATTCTTCATCGTATAGTGACGAATTACCTGCGCTTGTGGTATGAACCATTTCTTGGACACCCTTATATTTAATAAGTCCATTTGCTTGTTGTTTAATTTGATTGAATGCTTCACCCATATTATTACTCGACGGTTTACCCTCTGGTATTTGAAAATTCGCCCGATCCTGTGTAAACCATTCATTTCGGCTCGCGTCTGGGCGTGAACCCATATTATTACTCTCAAATAATTGATTGAATTTATCTTGGAAATCTCGTGTAGGAATAGCCCCAACCGTTTTACTTATTTTATTCACCGTAGATGGGTTATGGTCATTGTCGGCCGCTGTATACACGAGGCGTTTTCCATCAACCGGTTTTGTATGTCTATTTTGATTATCATAAAACTGGACAATTACATCAAATGCCTTTTTATAAAAGAGGAAATATACTGAATCTAACCCAGATTTGTCGGGATGTAGCATAAGAACCTTTTTCTTGGCTCGTTTCAAATCCTCGGTGGATATATCATATGTAGTAAGATCGAATAATCCTAGCAATTCTTCCAATGAATATGACTGAATATTCAAATTATGCGTGGGCTTGGACATATTGCTAAAATGTGACGGATATATAAGAGATTAATAAAATATTATCTCCATTTTGAACACTTCATTTGCGTTTTGTCCATTCGGTGTGTTATTTATGTAAATAATATTTTCACGTTATAGTAAAATGAATTCTACCAATAATCATTTAGGGGGGGACGGAAAAAAGCGTGGAGGAAAAAAGAACAAACGACTCGGTGAAAAGGACATATTAGCGGAATACTATTCGGAAAATCCTCCTGCGTTCGAGGAGCAACGTTCTACATACGAAAATATGCAATACTTATCGCAGAAGGAAAAGGACGATTTCGAACAGAAATTCACTCGTCCTAAAACGAAGAGTCAGGAAATTTACGCCTCCATGTTACGGTCAAAATCCAAGAAGATTGTGATTGCGACTGGTCCCGCCGGAACTGGTAAGACCATGTTTGCGACAGAATTCGCAATCCGCAACTTTTTACTTGGAAAATGTGAGCGAATCGTGTTCACTCGACCATCCGTCGCAGTTGACGAGGAGCTCGGGTTTCTTCCCGGAACATTGGAAGACAAGATGGCTCCTTGGATACGTCCTATATATGATATTTTGTATCAATTCATGACCCCAAAGGAGGTGGTTGAGCTAATGGAAGATAAAGTTATCGAAATTGCCCCTCTTGGATTCATGAGAGGAAGAACGTTTAAAAATTGCTGGATTGTCGCGGATGAAATGCAAAACTCGACAATTTCTCAAATGAAAATGCTTTTGACTCGCTTAGGCGAGAATAGTCGTTTGGTAATTACCGGCGATTTAGATCAACATGATAAGGTGTCTGAACATAACGGTTTAGAGGATTTCTTGGACAAATTTCGCGGGAAGAGATCAACGAGTATCGGTAGTTTCGAATTTGATCGTAGCGATATCCAAAGAGAAGAAGTCGTTAAGGAAATATTGGATATTTATGCAGGTGAACACATTCCAACTGGGTATACATCGACCGACAACCCAAACGAGGATAAATAAACTCATTCGGCTATCGCCGACATAGTCCAATCCGAAAACTGCGATTAAGCCTACGTTTTCGTCCAATCGTTTACTATGAAAACATCCATTATATTTTCATACCATATATTATAACAATTATTTGGTATGAGAAGTCTATTTAATAAACTGCCTGATTTTTCAGAACTATTGCATAGCAAAATCCTGTTATATATATTAGTATTTGTGTCTCTGGTCAATATATTTACGTATGTATCTACAAACGATCAAACATATGCTGGCTTTATGATATTAATCGGTTTCCTAACCTCCTTTTTTAGTAAAAATATGATAGTTATTATGTTTACAGCCATCGCTGTAACGAATCTTATTCGTTTTGGAATGGAAACCAGCGCCCAAATGAGAGAGGGATTTGATATGGCCGGTTTAGACGAATTAACAAAGCATTTGACTGAAAAGGCGGATACTGAGCCTACGACTAGTTCAACGTCTACAGGTGAAGATTCAAACGAGGCTGAAAAACAAATGACCGCAGCAATTGATGCGAAATTAGATGAATTGATACGATCAATTGATTCCAATGGGATGATCGATAAACTGGATAAATCGTCCGACGCAAAGCAATTGAAAGATGCGAGGGACAAATTGGAACTTGCTTTGAAACATATCGATCAAATTACAAATGCGCAACAACGCGATAAGGTAAAATCGTTACTCGCGGTGCAATTAAAAATGGTCGAATATTTGGCGGGTATATCGCCACTAGTCGGAGAATTCAAACTAGCGTTAAGCTCTATTAAGAAGTAGGTGCATTCGAATAACGTTTGAAGCGATCCGTAGCCGAATGCGAAGCCTAAGGTGCCCTCCATACTCATCCGATTATTAGTGATCGGATGAAGTTCGTTAACAAATTATACACTCTCCATATATAGAAAGAAAGTAATTAACATGGATTTTATGTCGCCCCCCATGGTGGCGGTCGATATCATCGGGACCATCGTCGATGTTGCGATAAGCACAAGTGATTTAATTACTACAATAACCGATGTTGTTATCTCAGGTGTAAACTTGTTCGCAGGGTTTGCGAGAATGATTATACAGATTGCGTTGATGGGAATGCAGGCAGTATCTGCTATATTTAATGCGACGGCATTCGCACTATTAATAACATTATTTGCGACAACAATAGGTATTTTAATAGCGACGTCGCAAGAGTTTGCGGAAGGTATCGGAAATCATATACGATGTGGCGGGAAGGAATTTAAAACGGGATGGGACAATACAGTCAAAACCCTTGGTATCATGGCCGATTGTTCATGGGACAAATTTATCAACTTTCTAAACGGCAATTGCACACGATATTACATCGTAGATATGTTATTTGGATTATTGTATGGTATATTTGTCCAGTTGCCGATTGTATTAATTAAGGCAATATTTGGTATCGATCTGCAATTTATAGTCGATTTTTTATACGAACTTATTCTGGTGCCCATGGACGAAATGTTTTATGCGATTTCGGGGTTTCATTTAGTAAAATGGTCAGACTCCGTCATTGACGAATGTTACCGGTGCAAGGGTAAATATACATTTGCTACGGGCAGAGAGGTATACCTATATAAAACTCTGAACGAATGGGCGAGATTGTTTGATTGTAGCACAGAACAAATCAAGAACGGATTCGTTAAGATATTCACATCATTAATTCCAAGTCAGAAATGGGGCGCTTGGATGAATGGACAGCATAAACCAGGATGGGACGACGAACCTGGCTTTTGGTAAAGGTCCGTTTCGCATCACCTACGTTTTCCTCCAAATATGTCTAACCATATCATATAGATGGCTAGACCTCCCTCGCTGAAACCGATTGGAAAAAAATGCATACCGGGACTATTTTGCATAGAAAACATGACCATGTTTTTGCTATTTGTATTACTAATTATAGTAATTTACATGTATTATTCGCAAATTGTAAAAGTCAATTCGACAACATCGACATTTCCCATTTCTCAACCAGTTGTGATAATTCCACCGATCGCGGATGTAGCCCCACCCGCCCTTATTGCGACTTCTGCACGCAATGACCCGTTACATAGTGATTATGCGCCCCCATTAAAGATTGAAGGAGGGGGTCAAATGAGTTATGGTGTGCCTATTAATATTAAGACGCGCGGATACGAGGGTAATTATTCACAGCTTGGTATTTTAACAAAAGATAGTGGATCCGATGCTATGATTTTACCGTTGATGGGGCGACGAAGCAGTTCGGGTCGAGACAAGTATCAATATTATACTATGACGAATACTGCTGGTAATATAAATACCAAATTGCCGGTAAGCGTAAAGGGACGAAGTTGCACGTCAGATATGGGTTGCGATGAAGTTTATAATGGCGATACTGTCTACGTTGAGGGATATAATGAGACATTTAGAGCGACTATTTACGAAAATGCATTATATTCATACATTCCTTGGTAGGATTGAAGTTAAAAATATAGCTAGATTATAGAAAGAATATGCGAACATTAAGAAAAAAAACGTATATTCGCGGCGGAGCTGGTAAAAAACCGCTTATTAAAATATTGAACGAATTGTTAGGGTTAGAATTTCCAAACGAAATTCGTATAGCCGGGACACCAGAAGCCGAAGCGGCATATAATTCGGGGATAACGGAATATAATGCAGGGCTAGATGAAAGAAAAAACATAGCAAAAAAACAATTACAGAGAGACGAAGCCCGCAAATTAGAGAACGAGAAATGGGAAAAAGAACGACCGTCGCGAGAGTTACGTGCGAAAACATTATTGTCTGAAAAATCAAATTCGGAATTGACCGAAAAAATGACTCGACTTCGCATGGACAAATATAAATTTCAGTTTGACGGTGAAGATGCTAGCGAAAGTGAAAAAACTGCTATTACGAATGTGATAACTCGATTAAATGATATTTTACGAATGGATGAGTTTAAAATATATAGTGGTAATGCTAATCCAAACGTGGTGCAAATTGTAACAACAACTGAAGATCAATCATCTACCGTTCAAAAAACTACACGTGAAGAGATTGAAGTTGTATAATTTGGAACGATCCGTAACCGAAGTTGAACATTTAGTCGATCTATTTTTGATGGGAAACGAAGCTGAACTTCGGTTCGCATTGCTTCATCTACGCTTTTGTCCAAATAGATAATATACTTATACATATATACAGATATGTCCGGATTTGATTTAACAAAAGAAGTAGATACATCAAAAACTATCACCGTAAATTATTTGCCTATGGGTATAACGAATATTAACCTCGATAAAACACAGAATTGGATCGCAGGTATATGTGGAAGAGGGGCGTCATCAAATGTTACGTATGTAGAAGGTGGTATTACTCGAGAATTTAAGGCTGATAAAATCTGGGTAGTGAGTAACCAAGGAGGCGCAACTAATTTACAACAGGTAAGAGGTGTTGACTACAACGCTGAGCTATTTATACGCAATGTAGATACAAATAATGGTAACCCCATGTATTTGTGTTATTTGTTGAAGGTATCATCGGTTGGAAGTCAATCTGGTCAAATCGATACAATTATACGAGCGGCAACCGCGGACCCCGCCGTTACATCATTGAATGTTGATTTAAATGCGGATATATTCAAAAAGTCCGCGCCGGGTGCGAAATATATACAGTATACAAGTAAGACCAAGGGAACTGGGAGACAGGTATTTATTTACTCAGAGCCAATAAACGTAACCGCTGTCGCAATTTTGGGATTAGAAAATAACATAGAGTCTTTTGATATGACTTCTACCGAATATTCGATCATACAGTCTTCCCTCCCAGGAGATTGGATGGAGTGTGATTACGTCCCTATCGATTCCGAAGACGTAGCAGTATATAATCTACCAGTTGCGAGTGGACTAATCCAAGATCAATCTGCAAATCAATCCCTTAAAACGATGGTGATGTTTATATTATTTGTGGTGTTTATAGGCGCCGCATATTCGGTGATTCCCGCAGCATACATGTATGCTGTGAAAATGATTTATGATTATTTTGAAGTCACGCAGGATAGCGCCCAACGAGAATACCTATCAAAAATAAACACGGCTATGACTATATTGCTAGCAGGAACATCCGTTATATTACTGTTCATCGGAGCAGGAGTATTTGGAGATACATCAAATATACCAAATGCGAGTTTATTGTTATTAATTGGTATGTGTCTGGGGATATTTTATATGTTGGGTATCGTAATATTAAAATCGAGAACTTCAATAGACAAGAATTGGCCGATCGCACAAATCCAAGAAGAAATGGCTCGCCGTTGATTTGGATCGATCCATAGCCGAAGGAGTTGAATGATAAATAATTTCAAACTAACCTGAAATTATTTATACAATAATGAAAATATAGGTTTTAACCGAAGTTTCGTGTATTATGCAAAAGATGCACCGGTAGTATTTGTCGCAACGGGCTTGAATGTAGATTGCATGAATGTGATTTTTTCACTTCTTCCAATAGGTGCTCTCTCTTGAACAATTTGCTCTTCCAAGGTTACCGGTTGATTCGACCCGGGTCGAACATTTCGAGGCTCTTCCATCGGGGGAGTGGCTTCCGCGACCTGCTTCTCGACAGCAACATTATTCTGTTCAGGGGTCTTCGTTTGACGAACATAGTGAACCTCGTGCTTAGCAACCGCACTGCGACGTAATAGCGTATATGCGACAAATAAATACAAAACGGCCAGAACCGGATGAGAATATACAAATAATGCGACAGTCACTGCAAAAATTACGAGCAGACCAAATGGCGATTCAATGTAGGGGGATAGACCACTTGGTGTGGACACGGGAAAAACAAGATACATTATAAATACCACTAAAACGAGAACTTCGGGAAGCGTAACCCTTTTTAGAAGAGATCGAAAATTCATTATATAGGATACTCTGATATATTCCTAATAGAAAAACGATGGAAACTTGTTCGGCTATCGCCTACGGAGTTCACCCCGAAAAATTTCTTAGATATAAAATTGAAATATTTGAATAGTGGTATAATATAACTAAATTAAATGTCTACACAATGGAAACGTCGATCATTATTACAATCAAAATCTCGAAAAAACGCGGATTCTAAATGCCCGGTCTTACTAACGGATGAATGTAAGGAACAGATTCGGGCGGGGTCTTATCTTGGAAAAAAAGGGTATACAATCCCGCGCGAATTACTATCAGAGTCGGAGTTGGAATTTCTACACAAGGACCTGTTAGTAAAACCTGAAACCGTCGGACCAGCATACGGGATGCCTGGTGCACAAGATGAATGCGCATTCCCAGTGTATCGAGAAAACGATAAAAAAATATATATCCCAAGATTTTATGGAATTGATCGTTATGGATTACCCGATCGATCGGAAATAACACACGGCGAAGATATATCTGTAACTTTCGCTAAACCTTTGCGCGATTATCAAGACAATATTGTGGATGTGTATATGAACCATAGTAAACAAGCCATATGCGGCGGTTCATCAAATATTGGTAATGGAGGCATACTCGAAGTTCCGTGTGGAAGGGGAAAATGTTTGGGTAAAAACACACAGATTTTGATGTTTGATGGAAGTATTAAATTGGTGCAGGATGTTTGTATCGGTGATCTATTAATGGGCGATGATTCAACACCAAGAACCGTATTGACTTTGGCGCGCGGTCGAGAAATGATGTATAAAGTGAACGAGTTCACTCGAGAAACTTCGACTAACGCATACGCTTCCATCCAAGACTCCAATCAACTCGAGAACAGCACTGGATATATCGTCAACGAAAGCCACATTTTGTCTCTTAAATACAAACAGCACGAAAACATTGTAGACCTTTCCGTAAAAGAGTATATTAAACATGTTGATCAAGAGAAATTGTGTGGCTATCGCGTTCCGATTCACTTCCCAAAATTAAATGTTCGATCAAATCCATATGTAATGGGTATTTGGTTATGTAAAATAAACACTGGCGACCATTATTTATCAGATGAATTTATACATTATAATGTGTGTAAACACGACCCGCGCATTCCACACGAATTTAAATGCAACACACAAAGTATTCGATTAAATTTACTGGCGGGTATTATTGATTATGGTGGAAATTACCATGAAAATCGTTACGAATGCACTTTTCCACACCGGCCATTTACAAATGATATCGTATTTCTAGCAAGATCGTTGGGGTATTCTGCACATATACGCACAACCGAAAATGCATGCAATACAAGAACAAATTATACAGTGGTTATTTCGGGCACAGGATTGGATAAAATACCGGTTAAAAATATATACAAAACATTTAATTTTGTATCGAAATCAGAAGACGTTAGTCGACGGAGTCTATTATATCCGATACAACTCGAACCAATTGGTATTGATGATTATTATGGATTTGAAATTGACGGAAATCGCAGGTTTGTATTGGGCGATTTCACCGTTACTCACAATACCGTAATGGCGTTAAAAATAATATCACTTGTGCAAAAGAAAACGTTGATTATAGTTCACAAAGAATTCTTAATGAATCAATGGATTGATCGCGCGGCCGAATTCTTACCGGGTGCTAAAATCGGCAAGATTCAGGCGTCGACATTTGACGTAGAAGGAAAGGATATTGTGATTGGTATGTTGCAAACGTTATACGATCGAGCCCTTCCAGAGAACGCATTTGATTGTTTTGGATTAACGATTGTGGACGAAGTTCATCGTATTGGAAGCGAACAATTTTCCAAGACGCTGCTCCGCGTAGTTAGTCCAAATATGTTGGGTATTTCCGCAACTGTCGACCGTAAGGATAAATTGACGAAGGTTCTATATATGTTTATTGGTCCAAAAATATATACGGAGTCGCGAAACAGCGACGACCCGGTTTGTGTGCGTGCACTAGAATATATCTCATCTGACCCACAATTCAATGAAACCGAATACGATTTTAGAGGTCAGGCAAAATATAGCACCATGATATCGAAACTGTGCGAGTTCGGTCCGCGCAGTGATTTCATCGTTCGTGTTTTGGCTGATTTGGTGAAAGAAGGCCGAGAACGCGAACAAGATCCACAAATCATGGTATTGTGTCATAATCGATCTCTTTTGAAATACTTCTATGAGGCAATTCAACATCGAGGATTCGCAACGGTGGGGTATTATGTGGGAGGTATGAAACAATCGGCTTTACAGGAAACAGAGGAAAAACAAATTGTGCTTGCGACATATGCGATGGCTGCTGAAGCCCTTGATATAAAAACCCTTTCTGTATTGCTAATGGCTACACCGAAGACCGATATCACACAATCGATTGGACGAATATTACGGGTTAGACACGATAACCCAATTGTAGTAGATATTGTAGATAGACATGACGTATTTCAAAATCAATGGCGACAAAGAAAAACATTCTATCGCAAATGTAATTATCGTATTCTAGCGATGGACAGTGTGCGATATCAAGGGATGAGTTTGGACTGGAAGGTAGACAAAACGTGGTCGAAGGTATTTGAACCACGCATATCAAATGCGAACTCTGATGAAACCCCCGTCACGAATAAAAAATGTATGATTTCGATCGCGGATTTGGACATCAGCGACGAAGTATGAATGTTTAAAACATAGGAGTTAGTTTAGATAGTAAAATACTATTCTCGTTTCCTCGTATATGACTCAGTTAATACAAACCATTTTTTTTTCTATTATCATTGTTTATTTACTAGACCATTTACTCACATATTTTAGAGATACTTATACTACTAAAAAAACAAAAGACGTTGTCGGATTTCATATTAAAAAGTATCAATCAATTGTGGATGAAATGCGTGGGTCCTCGTATGATAATACGAGCTCTAATACGAATACGTTGAGTAAACAGGAACTACTATCTATGAACGAAGAATTGGAATCCCTGCTGCAGTTAGAGCTGGGTGCGGATCGTTAATTATATTATTAAAACCATATAGAAGATTAGATAGTTATAGTATAACGCACGCGTTTCCATAATGTCTATCACACCAAATATGATGTCCGATTTACTCGGGCGATTGCCTAATTTCGAACTTTCCTATGAAACAATTTCACATAAGAAAGTTTCTACCGATTATAACATTACTTTAGCCGTACCATATGGTAAAAAGACCTATATTTGGTTTACATTCTTAAGAGATAAGGATGTATGTTTGTTGCTTGAAATTGGACGTGAAAAAAAGATCACTTCTATGAAATTATTATCCGATTCGAATATTCCTCGCAATCTAGCATATGGAACGATTTTATACGGAAGTGTATGCGAAACACCTGACGTAGGACAATGTTTTGTATTCGAAGACATTTTTTATAGTAAGGGTGTTTCTATTGCGAAACAGACATTTGGAGAAAAACTAGGATTCCTATATGAATTATTCACATGTTTTCCCGATTGTTTTTCACAAAATAAGAGCCTTCCTATAGTCATGCCGGTATGTTGGCCGTTGACTAACGATTCCAATAGCCACGTCCCCGATCATATTCAATCACAAATACCGTATACTGTCCATCATATTCAACATCGTGCGCTTCATGTGATTGTACCATATATAAATATTCCGTTTACACGTAATATCCTTTCATCCGCGAAGCCGACTGTGAATACAACTAGCCCGCTGTTATTTATTCCTCCCAGTTTGCCTCGATTTGATTATTCAAAAATGCAATATAAACATCCAACAACTTTCGAAATAAAGGCAGACCTACAAAACGACATTTATCACCTGTATGCATTTGGTAAAGGTTCAGACCGTGTGTATTGCGGAATAGCGTATATACCAAGTTACAAAACAAGTCAATTTATGAACGCCATTTTTAGAAATATAAAAGAGAATAGAAATTTAGACGCTCTAGAGGAAAGTGACGACGAAGAAGACTTTCAAAATGTGCGAGATGATAAATATGTGGATTTACAAAAGACCGTTTCAATTGAGTGCACATATATGCCGAAATTTCGTCGATGGGTCCCGATGAAGCTTGCGAATGGAAGGGGGCAAATTGTTAACGTTCGCCAGTTATAATATTTATAATATATATAAATAATAATGCAATCTACAGGAGACGTTTTACCACCCTATACAAGTTTATTGAATCCAATTAGCGCACAGCCAACCGGTATATATAATGCGTCACTATATAGTGCTGCATATACGAGCCCACCTGGAGTTCTATTGCCTTCAGTAAACGGTGGATTAATCGGCTCCGCGAAACCCACCACCCAATCATGTGTAGGTAAACGTAAGTTAAGCGCTTCCCTCTAATTTTCATTTACAAAATTGATTATAATATTACATCAAATGTAATATTATACAATCCTCCTAACTAATTATCCAACTATGATTCCAGTTCCATTGTTGATTGTGATTGTCGTGGTCGGAGCAGTAGTAGCCGCGATCGTTTTAGAATCCCTGTATTTTATTGGGCGTAATTTATTACGCCGAGTAGATAAAAAACCACCGCTTAGTGAATGTGATAGTAGTGTAAAAGACGATATTCCTATGGCCGAATTATAGTTTTTGAGCGATCCGTAGCCGTAAGTGGTAGCAAAACGAGTTTATCCGCGAATTTGCTTTCTGCGTGTCCGTCTCTGTTTTTTAACGCGATTTCGCGTTTTTCCTCCCTTGCTCGATTCAACGGCCATTGATTCGGTAGAAGATTGACTTATAGGGGTCTCGAGATCAGATCCGATGAAATTCCCATCGCTCATTGCAGATTCAGGAGAACCTATCGCAGACACAGGAACCCCCATTTCAGACTCAGGAGAAGTCATTGCAGACATCATTGGACTAGTGTCTTCTGATTGCACCAAAGTATCCTCACTCGAAATTTTGCTTGTTAGGCATTCAACTAGTTTATTATTCGCATCGGCAAAATTCTTGTTTGCGGACTCGAGTTGACCCAAAAGTTTGTTAATTTGATCATCCTTATCGCTCAATAATTTTATCAAATCGCCTATAACAGGTTCCGTGTTTTTATGTTCATCGTCACCGAAATCGTCTTTCTCGATCGATTCGACATCTGAAGATGTGTCCATTGGAGATTCCGCTATACTCGGTGGTGAAGATTCATTGGCGTTTAGAGATGCTGCGCCTTCAACCTCATTTGTGAATGAGTCTTTTGCCGCGTTATATGCCCCCGATATCGTATCCATAATCGAACTAGATGCTGACGCATCCTTTGTATCGACTTCTGGTAATGAATTATCGATAGGAGAAATAGTATTTGTCGATGTGCTCATATCAGAGAGGGGGTCAACGCTTCCTGACGGACTTTCGGGAATATTCATATTATCGGGGGGTGTGATTAATGTTTCAACGCTTCCTGATGAACTAGGGGTATCGACACTTCCAGACATGTTCATAGTATTGGGAGTAACCGTTGGTGTTTCAACGCTTCCAGACATGTTCATATTATTGGGAGTAACCGTTGGCGTTTCAACGCTTCCGGTCGTATTCACATTATCGGGACTCGTCGGTGTTTCAACGCTGCTTGGAGTGATCGACATATTCGCACTATTTGTCTCGGTCGAATTTGGCGTTTCCGCACCACCAAATATGCTTTCAAAAAATCCACCACCATTCATCTTTGGGTTTGGGATGCGATAAATTCGTTTACGCGACACACGTGTCGATCCTGATGGTCTATAAATAGAATGGGAATTACTTTTTGTATGTTTCGACATGCAAACTATATAATATCCAAACAAAAATAAATGCCGAGTGAAACTCCCTTCATCAAACTCATTCGACACGATTCGCGTGTCTCCGGAGTTTATTTGGGAAACTTCGGCTAACGCCTACGTTCCGTCAAAAATGAATTAGCTAAATGGATATAAAAACTTGCTAAATATATAATTTATAAGACGAAATGGTATCTATAGTAATTGTTGAAAAAACAGGTGTTCTGAAAGGCGTTACAATGAAAACATACGACGAATCCGAACTTTATAAAAAGGCCGGTTTAAAAACGGAGAGTGGATTTGTGCGCCATACAACATGGAAATTGGGCTCGAACGTGAATATTCAACTTTTTGGTAAAACAACCGGTCGGGCAGGCCAAGAAAATAAGTATGATTTCCCTCCCCCCGTGGACAGTAAATTATTTTTTGGTTCGTGCATATTGGTCAATACCTCCGATGTCGGTGACGTCTTAGATTTGAGTATCAAACAATGGGAGGTTGTATACGAAAAACTGTTCGGCGGTTTCGAAGATATCGGAAACGAAGATAGTGATGACGAAGATGACGAAGATGAGGATGAGGATGCTCCCAGAACAAAGGAGGGTTACGTCAAGGATGATTTTATCGTTGACGACGACGAAGATGACGAAGAAGAGGAGGAAGAAGAGGAGGAAGAAGATGAAGATGCAGACGATGACGACGACGAGGACGATGCGCCAAAACGCAAGAAAAAGCCTGTCGCGAAGAGATCTGTAAAGAATAAGCGAAAGAATGCTGTATGTGCGAATGTATTTACATCAGTTGAATCTACGGCCGACGGAGAATATTTGGACTGCACAAGTGAATTAGTTGAAGAAGATTATGTATAGAAACAACGGCTTGAATAGATCCGTCGTCGAAGGCGAATGAGTTTTGGAATATATGTAAACATACAAAATTGATTTAAAATAATATAACATATGTATTACAATTACCAAATATTACGATGCATCGTATTACAAATTCAGATATCTTTCGCGAAAATGTTCGTTCAAAATTCCAAACCTTGTTATCGCTGAATACCGATACGGCTGGTATCAATTTGGAAAAGGGTGTGTATAATTATGCGATTAAGGAAGCGACTCGCCAAAAAACAGTCAAGAAGTGGGAGAATCCTCAGTTTGTAACTATATACACGGCACGTTTGCGTTCAATTTATTTGAATCTGATGAATTCACCATTACTTCGCGAACAATTATGTAATGGCGAAGTGTTACCGCAAAATCTCGCATTTATGACCCATCAGGAATATAAGCCAGAACGGTGGAAGGAGCTGATCGAGAAAAAAATGAAGCGCGATGCGTCAAAATATACTGAGAATATTCAAGCGTCTACTGATATGTATACATGCAAAAAATGCAAATCAACCAGATGCACATACTATGAAATGCAAACACGAAGTGCGGATGAACCGGCAACTATCTTCGTCACATGTTTAGATTGCGGTAAACATTGGCGGTCATAAACAACTTTAGTATATTCGAAAAATATCTGTATATAACATATATTATGGCGACGACTCCTTGCAAACTTCCCACCTCTTCCGATAAATGGCGATATACACTGTGGACAACTCTTGTTTTTTTGATTATAGTGAACCCATACACGTATAAATTAACCCAGAAACTGTTTAGTGGTATTTTAGGACAGATCGCAAATCCCACAACCGGATTTCCTACAACCGTGGGAATCGCTCTACACGCGGTTGTATTTACATTTATAATTCGTTATATGATGGATTTTGATATTTAAAATAATGTGTATTATTTTGGATGAAAAATAAAGATATTAAATATCTTTATTTTTTTATTAAAATTGAGGGAACCGATAACTCAATGGTAGTTTCCCGAGTGAACTCCGTATATCCGTGAATCATTGGGGCACGAGTTTGAAAAGGGGTAAACTTCGAAAACAATCATTTTATCCAAACTGTGTTTATTTTCAATGTGTATATTTGTGTTGCTAATATAATAAGTCTGAACCATTAGTAGTAAGTGAACAAGTGTATGGTTCATTTTATAAAATGGCTTGATAAATGTAACCAGAATAATTAAATATAATATAGTCAAATTACACGCAGCATAATACAAATCATTTGAATTGTATATGAGATATAGCGTATCAATCACGATTGGAACACCGCCGATAATACTTAACCGACGATTATGTAAATGATGTATTTCGCCATATACAAATCTATTTTTATGTAGACACATTGAACTTAGCATATATTTGATATTAAATGCAGCAAGTGTATTATATAAAAACGATGCGAATATCCAGATGGTTATTCTAGATGATGCGATCATATTTGTTAAAATCGATAAAAACACGCGTGCATGAATGCTCATCATATCGTTTATAAACGGGTCTAACCGTTTCATTGCGACACAATCAAATTGGTCTCCTTCAGATAAAAGCGATTCGTAATTGCTTCGATGGTAATAATAACTAGTTGCACTAATTAATGTGATTCCCGCGATATCCAAATAATAATGATGAAAAATAGTATTGATATGTGGACTATATACAGAATATGCGATATACAGGTTAGCAAACATCGTATATTGCAATATGTATTCACTATACTCAAATCGGTTTATTCGACTACACACAGCCTTATATATTTTTTTAAGAATAATCGAAAACCAGTATAAATTTAAACAAAACATTCCCCCCATACTCGCGTATTTTCCGATTAATGGTATATAAGATATATCGTATTGGGTATACCAGCTATACCCGGCAGGATTTATAATTATATTGTGAAAATAGTCAAATATGCGATATTTGAAAAAAAGTGAAATAAACATGATATTCGATACATTACTGACTGTAGACGTAATACACGTTTTTGGTGCAAAGTTATCAACAAAATAACCAAATGTATAAAATATGGTTGAATATTCTACCGCTAGCCCCTGATGTAACAAGTATACGCTCGCGTCGTCGTTCATATTGTATGCAAAATATGGTATTAGTGCGCTTAATCCAAGAGCATGGTGTATATAAAATTCCCCCTTCGCGAACAGCATATCAACGCTCAATTGTGTGAATATCACTTTACATAACGTTGGCAAGAATGTTGGAAACCATTTTAGCGTAACGAATCCCATTACCGATATCGCAAAACTAGACGCATTTTGATAAAATTCTACTAATTTAGGTGCAGGATAAAACCCAAATATATTTACTAACATACCAATATATGTTAGTAAGTGCAAATGTTTAAGTTATTTGAAAATATTTCTATCGATATATCGGGATAGAATCGTTTTCATTCATATCTAATATACATAATCTGTTACATGAAGCGACTTATCGTCACCGGTTTCATTTATATACTTCCCGTTGGACGCAAGCCCGTTTGCTTGAGCGCGCTTGAGTAACACCATTTGCGCAGCCGCCACATTTTCGGGTTTACCCTTCCACATATCCAATACGCTTGCTTGCAATGCGCGACCATATGAAAACGTCAGGCGCCATGGTTTCACTGCCTCGTATTTATTTATTTCGTTCAACGCCATACTGGCTTCTATTTCAGACATACCACCCGACAAAAATACAATACCGGGCATATTCACAGGGACCGTTCGTTGGAATGCGTCGATCGTATATCTTGCGATCGCAATATTGTCTGGTTCACTATTTGAAGATACGCCCGGCCGCACCATATTTGGTTTGAGCAACGTGCATTCAATATCCACGTTATGACGAATCATTTCACTATATACGACGCTCAACACTCTAATCGCCGCATCACATGCTTGTTGAATGGTATGAGTTCCGTCCATTAAAATTTCCGGTTCTACAATTGGTACTAATCCATTATTAATGCAAATCGATGCATATCGAGCGAGAGTTACTGCATTTTCATGAATAGACAAATCGGATGGTAGATTCTTCTCTACGTCAATTTTTAATACGGCGCGCCACTTAGCAAATCTAACACCCATGTCGTAATATTTACGACAGCGAACATCCAGATCGTCAAGACCTTGGGTAACGGTTTCGTCGTCTGTAAAATACAATGGTTTAACGCCCTTGTCTACCTTCACTCCTACCATGATACCCGCATCGAGTAATGGCTGTATCAATTTATCACCAGTTGAATCTAGATCAAATAGCGTTTCTTCGTATGTAATTACACCACTAATGTGATTCCATAAGCATGGGGTATTAAATAACAACTCGCGATATGTCTTTCGATTTTCGTGTGTATTTTCAACTCCAACGCCGGCAAAACGTTTACCGATTGTAGCAGGACTCTCGTCTGCAGCCAAAATGCCCTTTCCTGGCTCGCAAATCGTGCGAATCGTATCTAGAAGCTCTTCGCGATACATTACTTAGATATTAAGTAATATACCGTATCTTTATGTGTTTATTGGAAAAATATTATTATGAGAAACTCCGTATGCGAAAGCCGCCCGAGTTTAATTCGATTTATCAACGACTTCACACACATTTTCACTCAACCTGGAGGTCTCCACCAATTCCGTAGGTGAAACAATTTTATCAGGGTCAACGTCGTTGTACTGCACACGTTCCGCAAGGTAAGCAGACAAGAAAATATGTTCGTTGGTATTTGTAACCGTGTTCACGTCTATTAATTTAATACTCATAAATAGGATATTTGTAATAAATGCTGTAATTGTATTATTATCATAAATATTCGCAAATATTCCGATGGCGCTTAATACTACATTTACAACAAAACAACTACATGCGGCTATGCCGATTCTCTGATATAAACTGTCTAGTATGAGAATCGCGTCGTGTCTCTTGGGAGATAATCGCATGAGTGCAGATCTAACCGACTCATCGTCACGAGGACGAGCAGGATTAACTTGTAAATAAGTAATCAGTTTATTTTCGCGTCGTATTTCAACGCCGTACATTGCTAGAAATAGTGCACATGTGAGTGCATTGAATGCTAATATAGTTCGATGAAATGCATTTGTATTATTAAGCTTGTCTGAAATTTCACACACATTCTCTCCGCATTTCTGAGGGACAAATAATAACAAAAATGATCCAATTACAACTCGATATATTTCCATGATAAACGAAATGGATACATTTATTTTTTGTTTAAAATCCTGATCTTGTGTGATCCCTTTACATCCAGTAGTATTAGGCATTGTATTTGTATTAAAACGTAAGCAATAGACGCAGGAGTTAATATGGTAATATAATTAATGGATAGCCATCTATATAGTTTTGATAAATCATTTTTGAATGAAAGGGTTTAAATCGTGTATTTATAATACTTTCATAATAAAATGGATCCCTCAGACTCCAATATTCCCGAGACATTCCGTTCGTCGATTGTCGATTTTACAAACGATCTGTCTACTACTTTTCCAGAGTTTGCCCACATGTGGAAAAAGTGGGCAAGTCCCGAGGCAGGTGTGATCGAGTTTAAGCAATTGTTTGATCATTGTTCACAGGTGTTTCCTGAACGATTTTTCGATATATTAAATCAGAATGCCGCCATATTCGCACCGGATAGCCAAGTCAACACCGTATTTTTACCAAATGTTGATTTCAAATTACTATACAATTGCGAAGGGATAAGCGACCGAACCAAGGAGACGTTGTGGAAATATTTGCAAGTAATATTGCTTATTTTAGTAAATTCGATAAAGGATAAGGTGAATTTTGGCGAAACATTAGGTATGTTTGATAATTTGGAGGAGGGTGATTTACATGCTAAGTTGCAGGATGCTATGTCGAACATTGGAAAATTTTTCGATCAAATGGAACAAAAGGGACCGGAAGCGGATGCCCAACCCAGCAGTTCCAAGACTGCGGGTCTGCCCAAAATGGAGGAATTGCACGGTCATTTACAAGGATTGTTTGACGGTAAAATTGGTAAACTGGCTAAGGAATTGGCGGAGGATATGAGCGGGGATATCGCGGCATCGTTTGGTGCAGATATGGA